ATGGCCTTCGTCCTCCGCTGACGCTGACGGTACCTAAAATGGCCCTCCCCCCTAAGGGATTGACAGACTGGTGTACCGGCGTGCCCACCCGCCCCCGCCACCACCTTGAGGGAAGGATAATAAAAAAATCGAGATGTCAAGTGAAAAAAAACAATCGGTGCAAGCGCACCGATTAACTTTCCCTATGATGCTCTAAGTGGTTGATTCTAAAGGGGAAAGTAAAAAGCCCCACACCTTGCGGTGTGGGGCTCTCGGCTGCTGACTGGCTGACAGTATCAGCCAGTGCGCGGATCAGGCCTGCTCGGCCTTCTCCTGCTCGCGCCGCTGCTGGTAGCGCTCGCGTGATTCGCTGGCCTGCTTGCGTGCTTCTTCTTTGGTGGTGACCTTAAGCTCGGACACTTGGACACTGACACCGGCCAGTGATTCAAAGTGAATAGATTCGCCGGTGTCGTAATCGTATTCTCTGCCCACTTCGGTCAGAGTGCAGAGGAACCCAGCTAGAGCTTGGATGTCTTTACCGGTCATCCCTTCAGGCAGCGCGAAGTTATTACCGTTGATGTTGATTGTCTTAAGTGTTTTCATGTCTATTCTTTCTAGGTTGGTTGCACTGGATCGGCTGATCCAGTGCTTGTATTTTAATTGACTATTACGCTAAATGTCAAACTATTTTTAATAACTGATTCGACTTCATCGGCCAGATTGTTTGATGCCCATTCGCTGATCTTATCGCTGACTGCATCGTCTAGGTTGTAATCGTTGACATCAAAATTGTCAGACATCCAGTTACTGATCTCATCATCCACGTCGAGGTTGTCATCCATCCAGCTGCTGATCTTGTCTGCGACTGCATCCTCGCGGATCAGCTTGTGGGCATCGATTCGCTCATCGATCAGGTCGATGAGCGCGAGGCGCTCGGGGCTGGTTGCGTTAAGTATCTGATCAACTGCACCGATCACAGTATTGAGCAGTACACGTGCGGCGGTCTGCACGGCCACTGGGTCACTGCTGGCGCTGGCTAACTGATCCACGTATTCGAGGGCATGCGCCACGTCCACGCCACGGCTGCCGAACAGATCGCTATACCATCCACGTAAGGGGTTTTTCTTTGTCATGATATCTATCCTTTCTGAGTGCGGCCTCAATCAGGCCGTAAAAGAATTACACCACGAACCGTGGTTCGTGGCCAATGAATTGTTTCTATCGGGGCTCGCGCCCCGATAGGCTACCAGCTCGATTGATACTCGAACGACCAATCGTCGTCCACGGCCTCGAGCAGTGCGGCCAGCTCGTCCGCAGTGCGTTGAAGCTCGTCGAAATAGTAATCGTCGTATTGATACCCGCCAAAGAAAAACCCCTCGTTCGGCGGCAGCAGCTCGGCGGCCAATTCGCGATTGGCCAGCACCTTTCGGCACAAGTCCACCAGCGCCTGCAAGTCATCGCGCCCCACTTCATACGGTTGACAATCGTCCACGTCATCCTGCACATTGCGCACAAACCAGCCGTGTATTTGATTTGCCTTGCGCCAGTATGCCGCGCGACAGCGAACCTCGCACAATTCCAACGGGGCGGGAATATCAACGCCGGTGACTTTTACGCCCTCGCGTTCCTCGCTCCACAAATAGCGCTTAGCGCCTAAATACATATCAAGTCCCATGTCACTATCCTTTCTGTTGTTGAGGCCTCAATTGTGCCAGCTCCGCGCACCGCGTCCAATGAATAGTTTCTATCGAACCAGCGCCAGCAATAGATTATTTATGCCCCGGCGAGCCCACCCGCCCCCGCCTCCACCAATTAGGGAAAAAACAACGTGGTTCGCGAATCGCGAACCACGGACAAAGCGCCAGCAACCGCGCACCGGCTGCCGCCGGTGCGCGAGCCGTGGCCAAGGCCACGGGCAACACGGGGCGCGAATCACGCGCCCCGCTCCACGCACCGCGCCACAATCTACACCGGCAACCGTGCGAGGGCCGGGGACCGGTTTACCCCGGGCAAATTAACCGGCGGGAGAATGCGAATAATTCTCATTCTCCCTCTGTAAATGCGAATTATTCGCATCCCGTTTTGACCAGTTAAGCCACCAGCAAATCTAAAGCGCGGTTTTTAATCGCTGCACCGGTACCGAACCATGCCGATTCGAGGCGCGTATTGTCGCTGCGCCCGCGTTCGTGGTCTACCAGCTCAGTCACCGCGTTAAGCATGCCCCAGCGCGTGCCGGTCACACCAGCGATATCGGAACCAATGGCCGCGCCGTTGAATAATTGCATGATTCGCTTGTATGCCCGTGAATCGGTGATATCGATTTTGCCGGTGTGGTAAGGCTTGAGCAGCTCGGAGACAAAAGCGTCCGCATCATCCGCGCCCATGGCCACGCCTGCAAGCTTGCGTGATTCAACTAAAAAGCGCTCGAAATTATTGGCCACAATGCCCAGCTCTAGGCGCACCGCGTCCGCGTCGAATCGTTCGCTGTGCAGCACGCGAACCGTGGCGGTATTGTCTCCCAGCGCCGCCGTTATGGTGTTATTGCACACCACGCGAACCGTGGTGAATTTTGCCACTGTGGCCATGGTTCCATCGTATGACGTGCCCAGCAACAAATAAGGCTTGACGGTGTCACCGTCCACAATATCCGCGCCAGCGCCCACGGATGCCAGCGCCCAAACGCGCCGCCCGTAACTCAACGCGCCCGCCGTTTCCATTTGAAACCCGCCAAGCTTCACCAAGTTATCAAAAAACCCCATAACCTCCGCTGGCTGCACAACGTGGTAACCGTTCGATACCACGGCCAAGGGTGCGCCGGTGTCGCTACGGTGCAATACTTTGCGCCCGTTGAATGTTTCCGGTTCGCTGGCCGCAGCCGTGCGAAACAATACGGGGGACTCAAGCACGTCATAAGCTAAGCCCGCTTCGCGTGTCCACGTTTCGATTGATTCATTCGCGCTCAAAGCTTGGCCTAAACCATGCCAAGGGGTTTTGCCCGCGTAAGCTATTGCAGCGGTTCCGGTGGTGTTGTCTATCATGTGAGCCATTTTGCTATTCTTTCTTTAAGGGTTGAATCAGTAGCCGCCCGGCTGCTGATGTGTTGAATTCTAGTCTATTGTCGCGCCCGGTCAATTGAATTATTCCTATCGGTTCGAGGGTTTCAATTAACCGTATCTATCGAGCAGCCAGCCAATAAAAAGCCACAGTAAAACCGCCACGATTAGCATGCAGCCACCTCGCGCCCAATATCGCCCGCGATATGGTGACGCAACATCGAGCCAACGGGCAAGCCCCGGGCAAATTCGCGCACCGTTTGCGCGTCATTCGCGTGTCCGGTTTTGCGCGTCCCGTGCCATTGAATAGCGGTCGGGCCGCTGGCCGCATAGCAGCCGCCCGGGTTATCCGTGCCAACTCGTTTTTTTCCGGTGCCGTGGGCAACAAAAACCACAACAAAATCACGTTCACCACGTGCGCACAACGGGGAACCGCCGCCACAGTCTGCACATGTAAACGATTCGGCCAGCTCAGCGGGGCAGCGGGCAAACGTCACACCGTGAATTTTGCGAGGCCAGCTCTCGGCAGTGTCCACCGGTGCAGCGTAAACCGCCGGGCGGCCAAGCTCTACAGTGCGCACCGCGTCCGCGATGGTGTCGCAGCTCGCGTTAATTGTCGTTTTACCGGGTTTCGGTTTCGGCAGCGCCTCAGCGGCAAAATGAGAATAAGCCCACGCCATACCCCGGCGCGGGACTGAATCATAAACGGCGGCCAAATAATCCGCGTCGATATGATCCGTGCCGGTTTCACTCTTCGGATGCAGTGCGCAGCTACGCGGGCACGTGCCATACGTCTCATGTTCGCCAGCGCGATAAGTCACCGCTATGGGGCCGGTTTTTTTATTGGCTGATATTGCAACGGTTTTCAACATAACTCTATCCTTTCTTGGTTAATGAGCGCTCAGTGTAGGCCAGCTCGGGGACAATTCCTAATTGATTTTTTAAATAATCTAGCCGTTCCGATAGCTTGGCTTTATTGATTGGTTCCACAATAAAAAGCCCGTCGAAATTATCGCGCCCCCACTGTAACGCCTCGCGCTTTAATTTGAAAATCATAGAAGGGTCGTCTCGGCGGGCGTGCGCCCAATAAACGCAAACGGGTTTTCTCATATTTTCCCCTTAACGGCAGCCGCGACACTCTGCGCCAAAATAGTCAAATATTCGGGGTTCGACACTTCGCCCTCTTCAAACGTGCGAGCCTCATCGTTAACACATAGGGTCGCGTACTCTTCGATCATGTCAGTATTTACAAAATCGCCAAGCGCCTCATCGATACAGTCGATATCGCCAGCAACAATTAAAACAATGTATGTGTTCATTTCTCTATCCTTTCTGTTCGCTGAATTATTTCAGCAGCCCCTATTTTGCCAAACCGGGGCAAATTGTCCAATTGTTTTTTTCGATCAATCCGCCGGAATCAATAGCTCATCTCTAAGGTCTTGCCAAACCATGCCCCGGGAGGGCCACTCCGCCAACGGCGGCAGCCGCAAGCCTTTCTCAGCAAGGGCAACAGCATCGAGGCCATGGTAAAGCAAAATTCGCTCAGGTTTCAGCACTGTACCGCCAGCACGTAAGACAAGCACAAAGCAAGGCCTGCCCTTGGCTGCATGCCGAGTCAAGAAAGCAATTTGATGTGGCCGCAATTTCACTTTCAAGCCACTTTGCACCACTTTCAATTCCAACGTGACAAAGCAATTGCCCACCCCCACCAGCATATCGGACACGCCAAGGTTCACACGGTTTTCAATCCGCTCAACATCGCAGCCCAATGCCTTGAGCCCGTCTCGCACACGTGCAGAGAATCGCGCCTCAGGTGTCGTCGCCACGGTCTATCTCAAAAACATCTAACGGGGGATCGGCCACGCCTGAATCAAACTCCGGATCTTTCTCCCGGTCGGTGCTGTCCAGCACTTGGCCAGTGCTCGCATCAATCAAAGCAGTCGGAGGCGGGCCCCCATACAAGCGTTTAAGTTCATCCAACTTTCGCTGCACTTCTTCTTTCGACATCGAGTCAATTGTCCCGTGCCTAATTTCTTTGCGTTCAACATAAATCGTGCCCAGTGCTTGGCCCCGCCGGTATTCAGCCTGAACAGCAGCAGCAAAAGCTCCGGCAGCCAAAGCCTTATCCCGGATTTCCTGCAAATCTTTCATATGGCGTTCGTACGAGGTGTTGTACTTTGATGCCAATTCCGCCCGATAAGCTTGGATCGCGGCCACAACATGGGGATATTCTTTCGGGTTGGTCAACTTCCACGCCATTACTGAAGCAGAACCCTCTTTGTACCCAGCACGCATTGCGGCCTCTTTCAGGGTCACCCGGCCATCCCCTGACACATATTCCTGCACAAACTTCCATTCCTTGGCATTCAGGACTTTTTGCTGCCTCAATGGCTTGACTTCCCCTGCCAGCCTCTGCTTGGCCTTATCAGGGACCACAGGGGGCACGTTCCAAACGTCCCGCTTGGTCATGCAGTCCTCCACAAGCGCCAACCGTCCTCTACACGGCGCATAGAGAAGGTCCAGCCGGGCCTGTGGACCTTGGCAAAGCGTATAGCCGCTACCCTAGCCGAGGCTGCCTGCTTTTCGTCCTTAAACAGGATGCTATCGCCCGTCTCCATGTCCCGGAAAGGGTAGGTCGTGCGATCTTCAGGGATGGGTATATTTGCTTCGATTTGTATCAAGGATTAACTCCCGTAAAAGAAAAAACTAATTAACAACGGAGTATACATAAAGTAACTCTATCTGTCAAGGCAAGAATCAATTCAAGGACTCCCTATAGAGGATTTTGGAGGAGGAGTAGTAAAAAAAAAATCGTCTCCTCTTAACGTAGGGACACCCCAGTAAATTACACTGTTTCTTACCCCGTAATGTACTGTAATCAGAAAAGTACTTGATTTCATTCACTTATTACGCCATTACGTCTATCACGTCTATTCCCACAAAAAAAATAAAAAAAACACCTCTTACCCTAAAAAGTCCTATAGGGATCCCCAAAATTGCATAACAAACCCTATTTTATATATCAAATACCATATATATGAGGGTAAACCCCTATAAAAAACACAACAAAATGTACTTGACACCTATGTTTTGCTAACGGATACTACGCATCCCTAACACATGTAATTCAAGAAAGGATAGCAGAGTATGAGTATACAATTCCCTTATCAGCTACACACGGCTGATCTTTCTCTTAAACTTCCCGTTGAGGTTGATTATGGCCTCGATGAGCAAGGAGAGACAAAGATTAAATGTGTACGCGTGGTCCATGGTCCGTTGTCCTTGGACGTAACTGCCTTACTCACTGAAGATGATTTTTTTGACATCTTTAGTCAGTTGGATGACTGGTATCACGAAGTATCTTAAGGAGCAGAAAATGATTGATCCGAACCCTTATGACGGCTTGTTGTCGTATGACCATGTATTTGAGACTGGTGCTGGTAAGTATTTGAAGCGCCACACTTTGGAATGTTGGCTGGAGTTTGAGGCTGCTGACCCCAGTGTCGGTTTGAAGGAAGACTGGACGGTGTTTTATGCTTATTTGAACGGTGTAGATATCTCTGAGATATTGTCTGAGGATGTCCGTGAGGAGATTATCTTGGGCGCTATGCAGTATTGTGCAGACGAGGCAAAAGAAGCCTATTACCCATAACCAAAAGGAAAACAAAATGAGCAAGAAGAAAGAAGTGCCTTTAAATTACTTTGAAGTCAACACGTGGATGGTCCATGATGCGTTGAACACGATCAATGAGGCAACGTCTATCTTGGCTTTGATTGCCAAGTCTGCGGACCGTTCGATGCAGCAGGCGTTGTATGGGGTGATAACGGTATTGATCAATTCGGAGTTGACGTTGGGTGAGTATTTGGACAAGCCTGATGGCCTCGAATAAAGACACGGGAGCCCGGGAGCTTTCCCGTGAGGAGATAGCGCGGGTGAAGGCTGAGACGCAGGCCTGTGCGGTGGAGATTGCCAAGACGATGTTTACGCATTCTCAGTCGCCGCAGGTATCTGTTTTAGCGGCCATGATGGTTGCTGCTGGCGGTGCGCGGGCCACGGGGCTTGATAAGCATTCCGCGATGGATATGTTTTTGACTTTTTACAATGATGCAACTAATTTTATGATGGAGGAATAAAAATGATTAACACAATACAAACCCGGCTTGCCGGTTGCTGGGAGGAATGATATGAACGATATGGGACCTGATGAGGACACTTTGGTAATTACCTTGGAGCAGTATGGCTGTTTGGCCGAGGCCCGTGTTCCGGGGGACGTGATTCGTGAAGCGCATCACAATTTAAATCTCAAAGAATTCTTGCAAAACAGTATGGTGGATTTGTATGCGCGGTTGGCGTATATGCAAAGGAAAAACGGATTGGGGGATCAACCATGAACTGGTCAGCATTGATTGGGTTGGCCTGCTTTGCGGCGTGGCTCACACACATTTTTACGTGTTTTGCTCATGCAATGTGGGGGTTCTTGGTCGCCGGGGCAATTTTCTTTCCGATTGGAATTTTGCACGGTTTTTATCTTTGGTCCACTTAAAGGATTGGCATGGAACAGATTAAATATTTGGAGTTAGAGGTAGCTGAATTGCGCAAGTTGTTGGTGGAGTGCGAATTGCAGTTACGGATTAAGACTGACATGGTGACGAGGTTGCAGCGTGAGCCGTTGACCGAGGAGCGTATATACGCTTTGTATAGGCGTTCGTTGGATTGGCGGGTATTGGCGCGGGATGTGGAGGCTGAGCACGGGGTGAAACCGGTGGTGGAGTTATGAAGACGATCATCCATGTTAATCAGCACGTTGTGCGGGCTAATGCAAAGAATG